CTCGCATCTCTGCACTGATCGACAAGTGGAACGGTTACAAGAACGCACTGCGCGATATGCTGACCAAGCAGACCGGCACAGTGGATATGGAAGACGGCACGGGTGCCGTCGTGACCCTGCCGACCTTCCCGGCTCTCCAGAAGGCCGTAACGGGCCTGACGGATGACCTGACGGGTGCGGCTGCGAAAGCTGCGGCTTCCTCCTCGCAGGCTTCTGCCTTCGCATCTGCATCGCTGAACTCCGCCAACGACGCGGACACTGCGCGTGCCGCCGCTGTCGTCGCCAAGGATTCCGCTGCTGACTCTGCGGCTACTGCGACTACCCAGGCCGGTATCGCGAGCACTAAGGCCGCTGAGGGTGTTGGCAGCGCCACCACTGCGAGCACGAAAGCTGCTGCCGCTGCCGCGTCTGCGGTTGCTGCGGCTGGCAGCGCGACCACCTCGCAGAACAACGCCGACAGCGCTGGGTTCTCTGCGGCGTCCGCTCAGTCCTCGAAGGACGCGGCGGCAACCTCGCAGGGCCTCGCGTTGCAATACGCGAACGCTCCAGTGAACGTCCAAGTCTCGCCTGGGAACTACTCGGCTTTCCATTGGGCCGAGCAGGCACGCCTTACGGCTGTCGGCGCGCTCATCTACCGAGGCAAGTGGTCTGCGGCATCCGGCACGTTGCCGGCTGGCCCCAAGACCGGCGACTTCTACATCGTCTCCGTCGCAGGCACCGTCAGCACCGTGAAGTACGGCGTGGGCGACATGCTCGTGTACGACGGTGACGCTTGGGATCGCATCGACAACCAGACCGCAGTCAACACTGTCGCTGGTCGCACCGGCAACGTGGTTATCGCCATCTCCGACCTTGCGGGCCTACAGGGCGCGCTGGATGCAAAAGCCCCTGCGGCGAGTCCGACCTTCACTGGCACCATCGGCCTACCGTCCACCAACGGGGTCACGAGCTTCGCGCTTGGTACAGGCGACAACGCGACCTACGCGACGCACAACGTCCGCATGCATTTGCATTGGGGCCTGGGTATCGAAGACTACGCCGGCACTGTCCGGGGTGTGTACGACGCCCGCACGGGTACTTGGGACACCTTGGGTGGCTATAAGGTCAACGGACAAGCTGTATGGCACGCGGGGAACTTGAACCCTGCCAATTACATCCCGGTCGGGGTGCGGACCGTTAAGGACGGGACAGTCCTCGCCAGCGGTAGTCCGCCGAACATTGCGGCAGTCGTCAACAACAACGCCACTGCGTTATGCATCGCAAACAACTCCAACCAGTATTCAGCCGCAATTATGTCCTTCCTCCGCGACGGGCAGTTCGGTGCCCACTTCGGAATCGATACCGACAACCAGTGGAAGGTTGGTGGCTGGTCGATGGGTGCAGCCGCGTATCGCGTGATCCACGAGGGCGTCACCAACTGGAACTGTCCTGGTCAGGTGAGCGGTAACAGCCTGACCACCGGCAGCAATGGAGGAGCTTACATCAACGGCAACGGTAGCGGCCTACAGCACAACGGCCCTGCGTACTTCGCTAGCCAGATGAACAGGCTCTACGCGAATGGCGGCGGCTGGTTGAACACCGTGCGCATCTTTGTCCAGGGGAGCGACCCCGGCGCCGCTGCTGGCGAGGGAGACCTATGGATTTGGTGAGCCATGATTAAGATCAGAAGCGGCGGCGCGTGGCGCGACTTTGCCGGCGTGCCTGCGCATAGGTCGGGTGGCGGGTGGATACAGTCACAGAACATCTACCGTCGCTCTGGCGGTGGATGGGTCAACGTGTGGGTCAACTACACCCCCGTGTCCGGCTATGCCAGTCCGACCAGCATAGCGGGTGGTGCGCAAGGAGCGCCTGCTTCTGGCAACGTCACCTCGAACTTCACGGCCGCCTACGGTCAGAACGGCAACGGCAATTACACCTACACCTGGTCAATCGCCTCCGTAAGCAACGGCGTCGCACCGACGATCTCCAGCCCCAACGGGCAGGCCACAGCCATCTCCCGTGTCGTGACTGCCGCCATCGGTGCCGTCACCGGCTTGTTGGCTTGCACCATCTCGGACGGTCGCTCGTCCTTCGTCGTGTATGTGAACTACACCCTCTCCTACTCCACCAACAAGTAACCCCATGGACAACGATACGAAACTACTCGCCACCTTGGGCATCACCGGGGCCGTCATCGGCCTCGGCAAAACCCTTGCTTCGAGCGGCCCTTCCAACTGGAAGATCGCCCTCGCACGCTGCATCACCACGGCCGGCCTCAGCATGAGTGCGGCGCTCGCTGTCGTGATCTTCCCCACGCTGTCCTTCACGGCCCATGTGGGTCTCGCTGCGGCCCTGGCCTCTCTCGGGACGACCGCGCTGGAGAGTCTGTTCGCTCGCTTCCTCGGGGGCGGTAGTGGCAGCAAGTAAGGAAGCCCTCGAAACCCTGCACTCCGCCATCGCCAACAAGCTGACCGATGCAATCGACAGTATGGCTGCGGACACCAAGGGTCTCGCTGCGATCCTCAACGTCGCCCGACAGTTCGTGAAGGACAACGGCATCGAAGCCGTCATCGTCCCTGGCAGTCCCGCTGGCAAGCTGGCGGATAAGCTCAAGGAGTTCCCCTTCGACGCAAGCTCTGACCGGAGCCATTGAGCGAGCCGCATCCGTTCGAGGACTTCCGTAACTTTGTCTACCACATCTGGCAGCAGCTCGGCCTACCCGCGCCGACTGCTGTCCAGTACGACATCGCTGCCTACCTGCAATACGGCCCTCGCCGCCGCGTCATCGAAGCCTTCCGAGGCATCGGGAAATCCTGGATCACCGCAGCGTATGTCTGCTGGCTCCTTTGGAAAGACGCGCAACACAAGGTACTCGTCGTCTCCGCATCGAAGGATCGCGCAGACGCCTTCTCGATCTTCACCAAGCGGCTGATCGAGACCATCCCCGAACTGGCTCATCTGAAGCCTCGCGGTGACCAGCGCAACTCGAACCTCGCGTTCGATGTCGGCCCTGCGAAACCCGACCAGTCCCCCTCCGTGAAGTCCGTCGGTATCACCGGCCAGCTCACCGGCTCACGCGCCGACACGATCATCGCGGATGACGTGGAAGTGGTGAAGAACTCGGCCACTGTCGCGCAACGCGAGAAGCTGGGTGAACTCATCAAAGAGTTCGACGCGATCCTGAAGCCACTGGCTCACGCAGAGATCGTCTACCTGGGCACGCCTCAGACCGAGGAGTCCATCTACAACCAGCTCCCTTCGCGCGGCTACGAAATCCGCATCTGGCCTGCGAGGTATCCGAAGGATCGCAAGCACTTCAACCAGTACAGCGGCCGCCTCGCTCCGTTCATCGCGGATCACTTCGAGGCCAACCCTGGGTGTGCATGGCAACCCGTGGAACCCACTAGGTTCCATGAGGATGACCTTCTTCGCCGAGAGGCGTCCTATGGTCGCGGCGGGTTCCTGCTGCAATTCATGCTCGACACCACGCTGTCCGACGCTGAGCGCTATCCGCTGAAGCTGTCCGACCTGATCGTGATGGACGTAGACCGCGAAGCGGCACCCATCCGAATCATGTGGGCCTCTGGCAAAGAGCAGGTGATCGACGACATCCCCGCTGTGGGATTCACCGGTGACCGCCTACACCGCCCGATGTATCTCTCCAAGGATGTCGAGGAGTACACCGGCTCGATGATGTCCGTCGATCCTTCGGGACGCGGCGGTGACGAGACGGGCTACACCGTGACCAAGCTATTGCGCGGCATGGTCTTCCTGCGTCGTGCAGGTGGCCTGAAGGGCGGCTATGACGACGAGGCTCTTGAGCAGATCGCGCACGTAGCCCGTGCCGAGAAGGTCAAGATGATCCTGGTCGAGTCCAACTTCGGCGACGGCATGTTCATCAAGCTGCTAGAGCCTGTGCTCCGCCGCATCTACCCGTGCGCTGTCGAGGAGACTCGCAGTGTCGGTCAGAAGGAACGCCGCATCATCGACACGCTGGAGCCTGTGCTCAATCAGCATCGACTGATCGTGGATGCCGCGCTCATGCGTGCGGATCAGAAGTGCGAACCGAAGTTCCA